ATCCCAATAAACTAGACGTGGACCATACGCCACACTAGAGGAATACCCACCTTTATATTCCGAGGGTGTAGTGCTGATCTGCCCCCATATTTGTGTACTATCTGGACGGAAATATACTTTTGGCTGGTAAGTGATGCTTGTAACAGCTCCGATATTGGTGTTATATTCTACAGCAAACCACCCGGCTAGTTCAGGAACATATCTGATAATTGGTGGGATTGGCTTTGTAGTCGCACCTGTTGTACCACCTAAGAAGGAGATTCCTATAGTTGTCCCTGTTTGATCAACAACTGTACCATTATCTAAGGACAAGTACCATTTTGAAACTCCATCATAGTCTGCATAAACAATATCAACTGCTGTAGATGATCCTAGAATGTTAGTTTTAACCCAAGAGGTGTTGTAATACTGTAAATTCCTACGTCCAGTTGAGCTACTATTTTGATAGGACAGTAAATGACCATCTACAGTATTTAGTATAAATAGTGTCTTCGCATTCGCTGGGAGAGTTGAAAAGCTTGGACCTGCTGTCAAGGTCCAAGTTGTTGCAGAGTAGGTTGCAGCACGGTAAAAAGAGACTTCGTCTGATGTTTCTTCCGAATACTCAACTACTATATAATTAACAACGCCGACAGAGTTTTTAACCCTCTTTAGGTAGTAGTAGGTTGTATTTCCAGCACCGCCTAGGATGCTGGTACTGTCTAATCCTGTTGTCTTTGTAAATGTTGTGAAGTCCGTGGTAGTCAGGATACGACAACGGTTGACAGTGCTTCCTGTACCAGATACATCAATAGCCAAAACAACGTAGACCTGAGTAGCTTCATCCCAGATATAGTCTAACATTTTACCTGTAATGGTATCTACACCAGATAACCAAGTGATGTTGGCGTCCATGTCTGTGACATAGCTACCAACTTCCAACCAAGGAGCAAAACTACGAATACTGGCCATTTGTGCAGGGTCTGTCAGCAATGCTCTACGGTTCTCCCGTAGGAAAACTTCACCAGTTTGTGTTGTTACAATATCTGGAGGGGTTGCAGATGAAGTGCTCGTTGTTGGGTTGGTGCCCGGAATAACCACAGCACTTCCAATAAAGGAACCTTGAGATGTTTCTGTATTCACTCCACCTACCTCTACACTGCCAAACCTGTTTGTTGGAGTTGTCTTAAAATTAATTACATACTTACCAGATGTACCCAGAACTGGAGCTGTCCCACCATCCCACACAGTTGCAGGGAATGTGACGGTGTAGTCCCCTGTCATCTCAAGCTCTAAGTACCAGCTTGTAAACTCACCAGAAATAGGAGCATCGTTAAAGATGAAAGTTGTTGCACCAATAACAGTAGCTTGCACATACCCTTTACCGTCAAGAGTGACAGTAGTGCTACCTGAGATATTACCAAGCGAGAGAGTTTTATTCTCATCCATCAGCTTGTCAATCTTTGGCGTAACTGTTGCCTCAAGAGTGGTGGCTTGCAGTACCTCTGAAAAAACGCCTGCTACAATCTGGTATTCTTTATCAGCTACAACCCAAATCTCACCGTCTGTAGGCGTGATAGTGAACCAAGTACTGTTAACATAGAAGTGTACGGTGTTGTCCGGTAATACACAAGATCGACCTTCTACTACAGGCAGCGATGGTAATACAGCCTCAAAAGAGTCTACTACCTTAACAGATAGGAATGACAGCTTCACCATATTCTCGTCCATTCCGACATTCCAACCATCGGAACCATAAGTCCACTCATAGTTGATATCGTTGAATGGACTTTGTTTATTACTCATTAGTTCACCTCAATAAAATTGGCAAAGATTCCGCCATCTGTTGCAGCATAATCCGAAACACCATAGTCTTCACCATACCCAATACCGTATGCTGCTGTACCAACAAACTCTCCAAATCCCCTTGCATTTGGAACACCAACGAAGGCGAAGAAGTTTGTTCCATCAAACTCTACAAACTCAACTCTAACACCTACAGGCTTTGGTAGCAATGTATAAGTATAATACTCAGTTACCACACCAGCAATAAGGTACTTCTCAAGATCGGATAGGTATCTTGGAACATAAACAATATAAGAGGCGTCTTTACCCTCTTGGATAGTTACACCGTCAACACCCAAAACAAACTCTACGCCGTATATTACAGACTCTGGCGTGGAATCTGTGTTATTCTTGATAATCTTGGCTTTTATTAGTAGACGGTAAGTCTCATCGTCAGGGATAACAAACCCTTCTGTCCCAAATAGTTCTCCGGGGAGGGGTGTCCTTTCTTGCCCAACTATATTACCAATAACATCCAACGTACCTCCAAAAGCAGTATCAACATATCGCAACTGCAACATGTCTTTAAACATCTTTTGGAGATTATCTTGTTCCTTTATTAGGAGTTGAAGATACCTATCAAAGATATCTTTACCTTGAAATTGATAGGTTACCCTCTCCCTAGCCTCATTTAAATAATCTACTTCTTCGTAAGGAATTGTTGTCATTTCACTACCCTACTTTAGATTATTGTAATATTGTCTGATGTAACTCTTACAATACCATCAAAGGTTGGTACAATGTTAGCTGTACCTAATGTACCACCGACAACACCAATTTGCATCCCCTCAATCTGATGGCCTACTACAGTGTTGATTGGAGTGTAAAGGCGGCTGTATGTAAGCTGCTCGCCAATTCTCAGAGTGTCTATATAATCAATAATTTCTTTCTTGATTTGATCATCACCGTCTGCTGGGTAGTTTTGGTACTTAGTCAAGTCGATAACGATTTGAACATTAACCCCAACAGGACGAGAGAATCTTACAACTTGAGGATAGCCATTAGTGTCCTGAATGGTTACAGAGGTATTCCCGCCACTGTAAATGCCTACAGGCTTATTCTTCCAAATAAGATTAGCAATATCAGACTCTAACCCACCCTCTACAATTAACAAGAAGCTGTGTGGTGGTAGACCTCTTGAGTCTGTTACTGAAGTGTCATTCTCATACAACACTTGATACTCAACACCTTGAGCCGATTCAATAGCAGACACAATAGATTCATAGTTACCAGTAGCTCTCTCAAACTTACTATTACGGAATCGTATACGTAACTCTTCGTCCGTCTCTTGAAAGGTTCCAGATACTGCTTCTGTGGGGTTTGTAACAGAATCCCAGCCAAGAACAGGAGTTGCTATGTTAACAATTGTGTCTGCTTGCTGTTCTAGTGGACCTACCTGATTTGCGATAACCACTCCAAGTTTTGAAACTTTGAGGATTACCATGTTTGGTGTGGTTATAATGTCTGTAGTATTAAATACATTAACACGAGTGATAACAAGATTAGAACTTACAACTTCTGCTGTGAAGGATGGATGACTACCATTAACAAGAGCTGCCAAGCCACTGAGAATTTCTGCCTTTGTCGCAGCTACACTGCTCGTGTATGTAATATTTACAGGGACAGTATTCTGAGTGTAAGTGATTGTGTACGCAGTGAGGTTAGCAATAGAGATTACATCAATCACCGCCTTAACTACAGAAGTTGCATCAAGTGTAAGTTGACTCTGTAAGTTAAAACTGCCGCCAGTAATGGATGTAACATTGCTGTTGACAGGGATGATTGTATTAAAGGAGCCTGTAAACACACAGTCTGCTTTAGTAAAGCTAGCAGGATTTCTGCTAATCCCTGCATAGGAGACGAGGTTGTCGAGGGCAATGCCCGTTGCCGAGTTAGGATCAAAGGCAGAGTAACAAAGCTGAGCAGCTTCCCATAGGTCTGCGTCACCTGGAGCATCAAGAGCAATCAAACGTCCAAGGGCGGAACTTGTACTTGTGTCTACAACCTCACCCGGAAGAACAAGGTCTTGAAATAAATCTGTCGCTTGTTGATATTGGTCGTTGAGGATATCTGGTAGGTGTTTTAGTGTGAAGCCTTGTTCTGTAATTCCGTAATTCGTTGCCATGGATTGCCGTAAGGCATCCTCCTTAGATTAAGGGGTAATTGTGATTAGCCCAGATTCTTCTCCGGTAGTAACTTTTACACGGAATGACAGGGAATATTTTCTGTTCTCAAAAGTAGACTCAAAGAATGTCAG